TCTTCGATCTGGACGGCACCCTTGCCTCTATCGACTCCCGCGATCCGATGGACGCGCGCTCCTGTGACGAGGATCCCCCGAACGCCCCCGTGCTCGCCGTGTGCCACGCCCTCCAGCTGGCCGGGTTCGGCATCGTCTGCGCCAGTGGACGGAAAGAGGAGCACCGGGCCAAGACGCACGCCTGGCTCGTCTGGCGGGGGATCGAATACCTGACGCTCGTCATGCGGGGGCAGTACGACCAGCGCCCCGATCATGCGGTGAAGCAGGAGCTCTACGAGCAGGAGATCGCGCCGCGCTTCGCCATCGTGGCTGTCTTCGATGATCGGCGGAGCGTCGTCGCGATGTGGCGGAGCCTCGGGCTCGCCTGCTTCCAGGTGGACGATCGTGCGGAGTAGGCAGCGACGCGCCACCAGAAGGCCGGCCGCATCGGGGCAGCGCTTCCGTCCGAACGGCCCCCCGCACCCGGGAGTCCTCCCGCTCCGCACCATCACCATCGAGGTGACGCGGCAGGCGGGCGAGCTGCTCGACCAGCTGTTGCCGCGCCCGAACGTCTGGTACGGCGCCACGGTCGAGGGAAACGATCAGCGCTACCGGATCGAGGCGCTGCGCGCGGTGCCAGCCGCGGTGCACTTCCTCTCGTGCGAGCCGCTCCTCGAGCGCCTCGACCTGGCCGGTCGCCTCGACGGGATCGCCTGGGTCATCGCCGGCGGTGAAAGCGGCGCGCACGCCCGGCCGATGCACCCCGAGTGGGCGCGCGTGCTCCGCGACCAGTGCCAGGCCGCCGGGGTTGCCTTTCATCTGAAGCAGTGGGGCGAGTGGCTCGGCGTCGAGGGCCGCCCCGTCGGAGATCGCGTCGAGTTCGCGCCGGAGATTCCCCTGGACGCGATCGGCAAGATGCGCCGCTGGGACGGCGACACGCACCGCAGCGCTGGCGAGGGCGAGACGGTCCGGAGCTTCCTCGCCGCGGGTACCTTCTCCGTCCGCGTCGGCAAGAAAACCGCTGGCCGCCTCCTCGACGGCCGCACCTGGGACGAGCTGCCGGCATGAGCGCCGCCACCATCCTCCCCGTGCGCCTGCAGCTGAGCCGTCGCGCCGGGTTCAACCTCCAGATGGTGAGCCACGCCGTGAACGGCCGCGCCGCGGTCAACTGCGCGCGGCCCGGACCGTGGGGCAACCCGTACACGATCGCCGAGTGGGGCCGCGAGCAGGCGATCGCCCTCCATCGGACGGCGTTGACGTGCGGCCGCGAACTCCTCGCCGACAACCCCGAGGCGCTGGCGTGGCGGGACCGCACACTCGCCCGGATCGGTGAGCTGACCGGCAAGAACCTCGCCTGCTGGTGTCCGCTACCGCCGCCGTACGAACGCGACCGCTGCCACACCGCGGTCTACTTCGAGCTCGCCAACCCGGGATGGAAGCGCGCCGCATGACCGACCCCCACCTCGGCACCTGCACCACCGTCACGCGCGACGGGAAGCGCTACAAGGTAGCGCTCGTCCGCGAAAGCATCGCGGGGCGGGCCACCGAAGGCGACGCCGTGCTCCTCCAGCGGGCGCTCCTGCGGCGACGCCCTGACCTCTGGCTCCTAGCGCTCGACCGGATCGCTGCTCGCACTGGCTGCGCGCTCCGACCCGAGAAGTCGTTCACCACCATCGCCGTGCCAATGCACCGGCCGACGGTGGTCTATCTCGACCCGCCACCCGTGGAGAGCAGCGCGCGGCGGGTCGGGCTCGCCACCCTCGTCGTCATCGCGTTGTCGTTCGGACTCGCGCTGTTCTACCGCGCGCTCCGCACAGGGAGAATTCTATGGATCGGATGAAGTCGACCGACGAGCAGTTCACGCAGCTGGCGACCCGCATCCCGAAGTCGCTGCACAGGAAGTTGAAGCTCCACGTCGTCACCACCGAGCAGTCCGTGATGGCGTTCGTAGTTTCGGCGCTCCAGGAGAAGCTCAAGAAGGAGGGCGCGCGTGGGTGAGGCGGCCGACTACGCCGCCTTCTTGGCAGGGAAAGCGGTGCGCGCTCCGCTGCGGGGGATGGCGGCCGTGCCGCCACTGGCCGGGCATCTCTATCCGTTTCAGCGGGAAGCCGTGGCGTTCGGCCTCCGCGCGGGGTCGTGGGCGTGCTTCTTCGATACCGGCCTCGGGAAGACGGCCGTCGAGTTGGAGTGGTGCCGCCACGCCGCGGCGGCCTCCAATGGGCGGGCGCTCATCCTGACGCCGCTCGCCGTGGCGCGCCAGATCGAGCGGGAGGGGCAGCGCTGGGGCTACGCCGTGCGCGTGATCCGCGAGCAGGCCGAGGCGGGCGAGGGCATCAACATCTGCAACTACGATCGGCTCGGCAAGCTCGCGCCCGAGACCTTCGGTGCGATCGCGCTCGACGAGTCGTCGATCTTGAAGAGCTTCACGGGGAAGACAACGCGCGTCCTCATCTCGGCGCTCGCCGAGCATCGCTGGCGGATGGCGGCCACGGCGACGCCGGCACCGAACGACCACATGGAGCTCGGCCAGCACGCCGAGTGCCTCGGCCTGATGCCGTCAAACGAGATGCTCATGCGGTGGTTCACCGCCGACCAGACACAGATGGGCCGGTATCGCCTGAAGGGCCATGCCCTCCGCGACTTCTGGGACTGGGTGGCGTCGTGGGCGCGGATGGCCGAGCATCCCCGGGACCTGGGCGACGACCGGTCTGGCTTCGATCTGCCCCCGCTCTCCGTCCGGCGGCACCGGGCCGCCGCCGTCCCCCTCGCGGGCGAGGGGCTCTTCGCTGCGCTCGCGCTCTCCGCGACCGAGATGCACCAGGTGAAGCGCCAGACGGCCGAGACCCGCGCGGTGGCGGCGGCGCAGGTGATCGCGGCCCAGCCGGAGGAGCGCTGGGTGGTCTGGTGCGACACCGACTATGAGGCGGACGCGCTGCTCACCGCGCTCGGCCCCCTCGGCGACGCTGTGGGCGAGGTGCGCGGCTCGCACCCCATCGAGCGCAAGGAAGCGACGCTCGCGGCCTTCGATAGCGGCGCGGTGCGCATGCTCATCACGAAACCCGCGATCTGCGGCTTCGGCCTCAACTGGCAGCACACGGCCCGCCTCCTCTTCGTCGGCCGGTCGTTCAGCTACGAAGCCTGGTATCAGGCCGTCCGCCGCTGCTGGCGATTCGGCCAGACGCGCCCCGTCGAAGTGCATCTCATCGTCGCGGCGGGCGAGGATTCGATCGGGACGGTGATCGACCGGAAGGCGGACGATCACCGCCGGATGAAAGCGGCGATGGTCGAGGCCACGCGCCGCGCGCTCAGTCGGACGGCGGCCATGCGCCACGCGTACGAGCCCCGTCACATCGGGCGGCTTCCCCGCTGGCTCGAGCGCGCCGCATGATGCGCTGCCTGGACGAGGCCCACGGACAGGCGTTCGCCGCCTACCGCGGGGACTGCGTGGACGTCGCGCGCCAGCTGCCCGACGGCAGCGTGGACTTCGCCGTCTACAGCCCGCCCTTCGCCGGCCTCTACATCTACAACGATTCCGTGGCGGACATGGGGAACTGTCTCGACGACGGAGAGTTCCTCGCGCACTATCGTTTCTTCGCGGCCGAGCTCTACCGCCTCCTCCGCCCCGGGCGCCTGGTGGCCGTCCACTGCAAGGATCTCGTCTTCTACAAGACGCAGCGCGGGACCGCGGGGCTGCGGGACTTTCCCGGCGCGCTGGTGCGCGTCCACACCGAGGTCGGCTTCAACTATCACTCCCGCGTCACGATCTGGCGGTGCCCCGTCCGCGAGATGACGAAGACGAAGGCGCACGGGCTCCTCTACAAGCAGCTCCGCGCCGACTCGACGTACAGCCGCCAGGGGTTGCCGGAATATCTCGTCGTTTTCCGCAAGTGGGCGAGCGACGAGGACGCGATCGCGCCCGTCACGCACACGCCCGAGGAGTTCCCGCTGATGCAGTGGCAGGAGTGGGCCTCGCCGGTCTGGATGGACACCCGCGAGACGGAGGTCCTGAACGCCGCAGCCGCCCGGGACAGCCGCGACGAAAAGCACATCTGCCCGATGCCGCTCGACGTCATCACGCGCGCCACCGCCCTCTGGTCGAACCCGGGCGATACCGTGCTCTCGCCCTTCATGGGCATCGGGTCGGAGGGCGTCATCGCGCTCCGCCTGAAGCGCCGCTTCATCGGCATCGAGCTGAAGCAGAGCTACTTCCGCCAGGCCACTCGCTATCTCGAGGCCGAGGACCGCCAGCTCGACCTGCTCACCCGCCCGACAGAGGAGGCCACGCCAATGATCGCCGCCGCCCCCGAGTGTCCCATCCCGCCCGACCCCCTGACGGACGCCGAGCGCCAGGCCATCCGAGCGCGCTGCGATCAGGCCACCGCCGGCCCCTGGCGCGCCGTCGAGACCAACAGGGACCGGCACCTCGAATCCGAGCACGAGGACGAGCACGGGCCGCTGCCCGTGTTCGTGAGCGCCCTCCGGCCCGCCATGGAGGACCTCGAGTTCGCGGCGCACGCCCGCACTGACCTGCCCCGGCTCCTCGAGGAGACGGACCGCCTCCGGGCCCGTCTCGCCGCCCTCGGACTCAACCCGGACGCGCCATGAAGGTCGCGATCGCCCTCCCATCTCGAGACCCGATCCGCGGCCTCAGCCTCCTCGACGAGGATACGCTGCGCGACCTGGTCCGCGAGCTCGCCGGGCACCTCCAGAAGGTAACGGTGATGGGCTAGTTCCGC